TCTTGGTATTCCACAAGATGTCCCAGTGGCTGAAGGTGCATTTGATATCGCTGCTCTTACTGAAGATTACACTCAGAATGGTTCATTGTCTGAAAATAGCTATCAGCAATTGGAAGATGGTGGTATCAGTAGGGACATGGCGAACCAACACATTGCTGGACAGAGAGCCTTAGGAGAACAGATTGGCAATGAGGTTAAGAATAGTGTAGGTGGTTCAGAGAATTATAGTGGAATGGTAGACTGGGCTAAGAGTAATTATAGCCAAGAACAGATCGTAGCTTATGACAATGCTGTTAACTCAGGGAACATAGAGTTTGCTAAGATGGCAGCACAAGGCTTACAGGCTGCATACCAGAACCAGACAGGTGTAGAGGGTGAAGTATATGGTGGTAGACAAGCTGCTCCTGAGGGGAACCTTGGAGCTGTGTTCCGTAGTAATGCGGAAGTTACTGCTATGATGAAAGACCCTAGATATGAATATGATCCTGCCTTCAGGCAAGATGTTAGAGAGAAATTAGAACGGTCTGACTTGTTTAGTCAGGGCAATCTATAGTTTAGTAGTACGCTATCAAGTATTTAAACAAGTAGACAGAGACGGGCTGCGGTCCACAATCCCTAGTTGAAAGTTAAAGAAAGGTATAGCAATTTATGTTACATACTTTTTATTAATTTTAAATTAGGAGAATACAATGTCAGTTACAGACACTAGTGCTCCCGTCCTTACAATGTCCCGAACGGGCCAAGCTAACTCTGCAGGTGATTCATCTGCGTTGATGCTTAAGGTCTATGCTGGGGAAGTCTTGACTGCTTTCGAGCAAGCAAGTGTAACGATGGACAAGCATGTTATTCGTTCAATCAGTTCAGGTATTTCAGTACAGTTTCCATTGGTATGGAAGACTGCTGCTACGGAGTACGCTTATATCAATGGTGCTGGCTCTACTGGAACCACGGGTATTGAGTTAGACGGTACAATTATTCACAAGAACGAGAAGGTCATCTCTATTGATGGTCTCTTGATTGCTGATCACTTTGTGAACAACTTGGATGAGGCTATGTCTCACTTTGAGGTTCGCTCTATCTACGCTAAGGAAGCTGGTATTGCCTTAGGTACACAGTGGGATCAGAATGTATTACAACAGGGTGTATTAGGAGCACGATCATCTACGCTCATCACGAGTGGTAATGGTGGTGCTGTTCTAACTAACGGCTCTTATGGAACGTCAGGTGCTACATTGGGTTCAGGACTCTTTGATGCTGCAGAGCAGCTTGATGAGAACAATGTACCTGAGAATGATAGGTATATGTACGTCCGTCCTGCTCAGTATTACCTGATGGCAGAGACCACTTCACTTATCAATCGTGACTGGGGTGGAAGTGGAGTATATTCAGAAGGTGAAGTTATGAAGGTTGCTGGTATTCACATTGTGAAGACTAATAATCTACCTATTACTAACGTAAGTTCCTCACAAGTGACTACACATGACGGCAACTTTAGCACGACTAAAGCGTTGGTTATGCACAAGTCATCAGTCGCTACTGTGAAGCTATTAAATCTAGCTGTGGAAACTGAGTATCAAATTAAAAACCAAGGCTGGATCATTGTAGCTAAGTATGCAATGGGACATGGCTTCATTCGACCAGAAGGTTGTGTCGAATTTAAAACCTCTTAAGGGAAAGGATATAAAATATGACTGATATAGCTAATATCCAATCTCTTGCTATTGCTGCAGATACTGTTACCAATGTAGAATTGTATCAGCCTTATGCTGATAACGCTACGGTTGGTACAACTTTTGAAACAATCTCCAACACCAATGCTGACCAGGTTTTTCCTGTTCTAGCTGGTGCGGATATTGATGTAGTATCTGGTTCCGCAGCCGATGACGTTGGAAGTACTGGTGCAACAAGTGTACGAGTAACGTATCTTGATGCTAATTCAAATCAGGCAACTCAAGATGTTGCTATGAATGGTACGGGTGCAGTTGAAATGACTGAGCAGACTATCTCCTTTATTCAGAAAGCAGAGATTGTTGATTCTGGTACTGGACTTGCTGCTGCTGGTGCTATCACCATTGCTGACGTAACTGGTGGTGGTGTTCATGCACTCATTGATGCAGGATCTAAAGAGTCAGGTAACTGTACTTGGAAGGTTCCTGCTGGTCACACTGGTTATGTTCATGGCTTCTGGTATGATGTAGATGCTGTAGCTGCTGGTGCTGGTACTGCTGAGATTGCTTTACAAGTGGCACACGCTGAGTCTTCTGGAGTTGCTAACTCAGAGACATGGCGTACTGTTGCTAAAGTAACAGTAGTAGAAGGTGACAATGATATTGTTGCTGCTACTGGTGGTAATCAAAATAACATGGGTTCATTTTCCTTTCCAGGAAATATTCCCTTTAAAGTTCCTGCTAAAAGTATAGTACGACTGGCTGCTAAAGCTCCAGCTGCTGTAGCTGTTACTGCAGGTTTCAGTATGTCTGTACAGGGTTCTGGCTCTGGTACGACAATAACAGATAGTTAAACTATTGGGGAGGGCTAGGATAGACTCCCCTTCTTTTCTAATTAGGAGAACAAATTATGGCAGATACAAGCAGAACTGTCACAGATATGGCAAGCAATCTGTTTCAAGACAGTCAGGCTGCTGGATCTATTACGCCTCAGGATCTTAGAGATTTAGTAGAGACTTGCCAAACCAAACAAGGTAGTATATATGTAAGCACAGCAGGTGCTACAACCATTGCAGGACAAGCTAATGTCACACCTAGCTCGCTTACCAATATGGTAGCAATAGAGACAGCAGCTGCATTTACTCTGAGCACAGCTCCAACAGCTAATGAGTTTGATATGAATACAGATGGACAGCTGAGGTACACTGGGACTCCCACTACGAATGTCTTCTTTACAGCTTCAGTAATGCTGGAGATTGTAAATTCTGGAGTTGATCTGGAATTAGTTATGGCTGTAACCAAAGGTGGAACTATAGTAACTGGTGCTAAGACTGGTGGATTCTGTCCCAGAATACATACCAACTCAGTACCTATGTCAGTCTCTGGATTTGCTTCAATGGCTACTAATGACTACTTGAATATATTTGTAGGTAACGTAGATAGTACAGGTAATGTAGTAGCAAGGATGGCCCAACTTACAGCTTTCTCTTTGGTGACTTAAAATGGCATTTATATCACAAGTTCCTATGACAGAACTTCAAGCAGTCAATATACTTTTGGCTGCTATAGGTGAAGCAGCTGTATCTAGTTTAGAAACAGCTACTACTGTGGAAGTTACTCAGGCTAAGAACTTGTTAAGCAACACTAACAGAGCTATACAGCAGAAGGGGTGGCATTTCAATACAGAATGGGATGTTGTTATGACCTTGGATTCTGAGAGTCTAGTACCAGTAGGTTCTAATATACTGTCTATTATGATTCCAAATAAGCTAACTACCTTAAGAGGCCGTGAAGGTTCTCCTTTTCTGTATGACTTAGAGAACAATACGTTCACCTTTGGGAGTGCTCCTAACAATGCTGTTACTATTACACTACTTGATTTTGTGGATACACCGCATACGTTCAGACAGTATGTAACCGTAAGGTCAGCTAGGATCTTCCAAGAGGAGATCATAGGTCAGGTGTCTGCAGAACAGATAAACAGAATAGAAGAGAGTGAAGCCTATGCAGATCTCTTGGATGATGAGACAGATAGAGCTGGATACAATGTAGGTTATAGTGACATTGAGATGTATAATATAACTAAGAAACATAGGAAGCTCTGGTAGATGCCCCTAATATCTGAACAAATAAGTAACCTAATAAATGGTGTTTCACAGCAACCTCCTAGTTTAAGATTAGCTTCTCAATCACAGGTACAAGAGAATGCTATGGTTACTGTTGCTGAAGGTCTGAAGAAGAGACCACCATTAGAGCATGTAACTAAGCTCAGTAATAAGACAGATACAGATGCTAAGGTTCACTTCATAAACAGGGATGCTGATGAGAGATATGTAGTTCTAGTAACTTCAGATCAGTTTGGTTCTGAATTCGCTGATGACTTCTCTGGAACAGAGATGGAGATGTTTAGTTTAGATTCTCCTGTTAACACTTGGGATGTTTCCTTTAGTGTAGCCTTTGGACCACAAGATTATACTCGTGTTATCGGTGGTATAGCTTCAGGTGAGAACGTAGAGTACATTACAGTTAATGATGCTAGGGATAACCTAAGGTTATTCACGGTAGCTGACACATCCTTTGTATTAAACAAGACCACGGTAACAGCTAAGAGTACCGATACGGCAGCCTCACGTGCTCCTGAAGGCATTGTTTTTCTTAAGCAGGCATCTAGTGCCACTACATTTAAAGTCTTCATAGATGGAGCTGATGTAGGCTCTATATCTAGCAATAATAATGCTGCTACATTAGTGACCAATATAGCTACTGCTATGGCTACTCCAGGCTTTACTATTACTACATTTGGTAGTAGTAATGTTCATGTTACCAAGAATGATGGATCAGACTTTACGTTACACGCTGAAGCTCCATCAGCTAACATGATAGCCATTAAGGATACTGTTGTAGACTTCACAGAACTCCCTGCTAGAACCAAAGATGGTTTTATTATTAAGGTCACAGGTGATCCTGGTAGCTCTGCAGATGACTACTGGTTAAAGCATAACAATCAATCAGATGTAGATGTAGGAGAATGGGTAGAGACAGTAGAACCAGGTCTAGCTAATACTATTGACCCTACTACGATGCCTATTAAGCTCACAAGATCTGCTCCTAATCCTTGGGATGACTCCTTTGCTGATGATTTTGGTAATCCAGAGTTCTCCTTATCCCAGATTACATGGACAGATAGAGTCATTGGAGACCTAGAGACAGCTCCTGATCCTTCTTTTATTGGGGAGAGACTTAATGATATGTCTTTCCATAAGAACAGATTAAGTTTCCTAGCTGGTGAGAACATCATACTCTCTGAGTTAGGTGAGTTCTTTAACTACTATGCTACAACGGCTACTGACCTACTAGATACAGATATGATTGATCTATCTGCACCTACTAATGAAGTAAGTATACTACAGAACTTTGTACCCTTCAATGAGAACCTGATGATCTTCAGTGACTTTGCTCAGTTTAAATTGTCAGAGTTTGCTGCTGGAGGACTCACTCCAACTAATGCTAAGTTGTCCCTACTAACACAGTATCAACATGAGAAGCTTGTAACACCTGTCATCAACGGTAGAAAGCTTTACTTTAG